TTGTCCGTACAAACGTGATGGACAAGCGTCTACGATTTTACCAAGTTCAGCAATAACGTCACCTGCATCTACTGTAGTACCTGCTACCTCTTGTGCAGCTGGTAAAGTAGCATCAACTGCAAGTTGGCGCATAATACCTGAGAACTCACCTGCAGAAGCGTTGTTACCTTCCCAAATAACACCTTCCATATGAGAAGCAACTTTCTCAGCTACGTGAGCGATAAGGAAATCAGCGAAAGATTTAGGTAGAACATCGAATGCTCCGTAACCCATCTCTGCTGCTTGCCATGTTTGGTGGAAGTCTTTTTTACAAAGTTGTAGGTTCACTTGGAATTCTTCAGGGTTCAATACTCTTTCAGTAAAAGTAACTGTAGAAGTAGCGTCAAAATCACAAGTAGCGTTCTTAACGATTCCGTCAGTAGCAACACGTTGGATAACTTGTTTGTACTTAACGTTTGGGTGGATAGTCAAACCACCTTGCTCTAAAGTTGGTGCAGACAAAAGTGCCGCAGCAATGTACTTACCTGCGAACTCGCCAGCATAAGTAGTAGTAATTGATGTTGTAGTAGCCATCTTTTTTTAATTTATAATTTAATTATTTGTTTAATTTTTCAAGGATAGAATCCATAGTAGTCTTTGCTCTTTTAGAAGCAAATTTGAATCCTTCTACTTTATTCTCTTTTTCAGGGTTAAAAGTGATAGGTTTTACCTCTTCAAGTTCGACCTTAACCTCTTCAGTAGTTTCTTCAGTAGTAACTTCTGCAGTAGGTTCAACTTTTGAAAACATCTCAATTTTAGCTTTCAACTCTTCGTTCTCTGCTTTCAATGCTTCCATCTCGCTAAAGAATGTTTCTTTAATGATAGATTCAACCGTCTTTTTCGGAGTTGATACTTCAGCTTCAGCCATAACTTCTTCTTCAGCAACAGGTGCTTCTACTTCGATTTCAACCTCTGGAGACTCTTCAGCTTTCTCTTTGATCTCTGCAATGATACCTTCTACAGCAACAACAAGAATACGACCATCTTCTAATTCATACTCACCTACAGGTAGAGGAATTTTTTGTTCGTCTTCAGTTACGATAACTACAGCCATTTCAGGGTCAAAAGAATCTGCTTCGATCATTGTCATTCCGTCAGCGAGTTTCATCATTTCAAGTTTAACTTCCATCCCAAGAAGTTGCTTAATTTGTGTTAATACATTTGTTTTCATACCTTATTAACTTTTGGTTATTTAGTCTGTTGTATTTTTTAGTTAATCTGTCTTACCGTATTCGTGTTTACGACGTTGCTCGTTACTTGATTTACCGTGCTTCCTACGCCTTGCGCTTGTAGTGTTCCGTCACAACATTCTGCCTTATACGTTCCGTCTTCGCATAGGCAACCACGTCTACCGCCTTTAGGTGAGGTCTTGCTTACTGTTTTTTTCTTTGCCATACTTATTTTATTTACCTTGTCTTGTATAAACTTTAACATAATTTTTACTCGACTTTATTTTGCTTGTCTTACTCTTTGCATGAACGCCCTTGCGTTTTACTCTTGGCTTCTTTAGGAAGTTGGTTACGTTAGTTTGCTTCGCCATTTCTAATTTGTTCAAGTTTACGTTGCGCCCATTCTACACCTTCATCTCCACCCCAACTTAGCCACATTAAGCGACCGCATCCATCACCTAACTCTTTTTGTGAGTTCTGTCTGTGTCTTTCAAATGCTGCCATGCGTGAAATCGTCTCCTCTGAAATGGGTTCGTTATTAGACAACTGACTAGCACGAATTTTTCCTACGGCAGTTCCACAAGAACCCCATCCATTTTCTTCAGCGTATCTAACAGCTATCTTTGCATTTTCTACGGCTGCCTTTGGATAGTCAGTGTAGGAACGTAACTCCATTCTTTCAGCGTCTACAATAATCTTTTTAATTGCTTCAAGTAGAATTTCGTCTTCCGTTTTTTCTTCAATAAGGCTCATTTCGTATTTGTCCGCAAAGTATCCCTCAATAGAGAAACCTTTAACCTTACCTTCTTTTACGTCTCCCCACACCTCATCGTTGTTTACCTTCATGGAAATCATCCATGTTCCTACTGGCAAATCAAAACCATATAAACGGGATTTATCCGATTTCTCATCTTCAATTATCCAACTCTCCACAACGCTTAGACCTTCTAACTTGTCCTTGTGTTCATAAGTAGCGTTATTCTGATTTGAACGCATTAAGAATAATTCGGATGCTTTGCGTACCGTTTGCTCACTAAAGAAAATGTAATACTCTTCTTTTTTTTCGTTTACTCGGTAAATCTGTTTGTTAGGAACTAATGCAGCACCCATCAAGATACGCTTCTCTTCGTCTATCTTTTTTAGTTGAACCTCTTGTTTGTTTAGGGCAATAAAGTTCTCCTCTATTGCTGGAGATGAAACTACGCTTACGGCTTCAATACCGCTCATTTCGTCTTTCTCGTCTATTACTAATTCTATAATCTTATGCATAACCTATTAACTTAATGTTTAACCGAACGTTGCGTAATTAATTCTATTTCTATCTAAACTCTGCGCTGTAGTAACCTCACCACTCACTACATACGCTTGGATAGGCTGACCGCCTAAACCTGCAAGCGGGTTAGTAGCTTGTGCATTACCTACTATATTGAAGTTTGGAGAAATTACAGAACCACCTGCACCACTAGTAGGAGCGGACACACCTGCCGAACCACCACCTGCAGCACCACCGCCACTAGCTTTAAATTCTTGAGATGCAATTTGCTTAACATTCAACAAACCAGCTGTAACGGCAGCAGCGGCAGCAGCGATACCTAACGCTGGACCAACTACAGGAATACCTGCCAAAGATGAATAAGCAGCTGTAGCAGACTTGTAAGTGTCAATAGTTGCTTGTGCTATACCTACAGCCTTTTGTATTTCAAATGCTTTCTTTTGTTCTTTTTCGCTTGCCCCTGCAAATAACTGCGCAAGGTTAGCAATAGTAGTTAAGGTGTTTTGTACAGCTTGAATTTTTAAGTCTTGCTCTTGTTTATTTATTTCTTTTCTTTGCTTTGCATATTTAGCCTCTATAGCTGTTATTTCGCCTTCAGTTAGTTCTTTATTTGAAAGTTCTTGTTCTCTTTGTAATTCAAGCAAATCTCTTTTAGCCTGAAAGTTGTTTTCGTTGTTTATTAGATCAGCTTCTAAATAACCTATTGCATCTTTAAATTCTTCTTGACGTAGCTTGTTAATTCTTTCAGCTTCTTTTTCTATCCATTCAGCTTTAGCCATTTCTGACTGCCTAATTATATCTTCTTCTTGTTTAGTTCTATTTTCAAGAATTGCTAATAACTCGTCAGCTTGTTTTTGGCTTTCTTCCTTTTCTTTTTCAAAAGCTTCTTTTCTTCTATCCCTTTGTTCTTTTGCTGCGTCTTGCGCTTTTTCTGAAGCTTCTTTTGCTCTATCTTTAGCTTCTTTATCAGCATCAAATTGCTCCTGTCTAATCTCTACTTTTTGCTGTCTACGCAAAGCCTTTAAAGCATCATATTCACCCTCTAATGATTGGCGCGCATTTGCTGTAGCTTCCCTTGCTTTTTTAACTATTTCAGTTTGCCGCTCCATTAACTCTTCACTAGCATCATTTGCACGGTAAGAAGTTAAAATATCTTGCTCACGTAAATAAGTTGACTTAGCTAATTCAAGATTCTTTTTAGCAAGTGCTAGCTCTTCTTCTTGATGTTTAATAGCAAGCTTTCGTAATTGTTCGCTTGAAGCACCCGCAGCCTCAGCGTAATCATATTGGTATTGATTAGCGTCTTTTAAAGCTTTAGACGATCTTGCTATCTGTCTTTCTTGACGCTCTAATGCTTTAGTATGTCTATCCATACTTGCATTCGCCTTTTCGGTGGCAGCAGCCGAATCATAAAACCATGAAATTAAAGCGGCACCTGCGGCAATTAAAGCAGTTATACCAGCAATAAGTAACCCTATTGGGTTTGCCTTCATTGCTAAGTTTAAAAGCTTCTGTACAATAGTTACGTTTTTTATCTGAGCACCTAAATTCTTGAAAGCTTCCACGGATTCCATTACCCCGTTAACACCTTCAGCAAGTGCCATTGCAGACTGAACTTTGAGTAATTGTTCTTGTACAGCTTCGCTTTCTACACCCACTAAACCTAATGCACCTTCAAAAGCTTGAAAGCCATTTAATACACCGCCCAAAGATTGAGTAAGCGCATTAAATTTAGCATCTGGATTATAGGCGTCTGTTAAGGCTTTAGCATCACCAATAGCATCTTTTAATTCAGCTGCACGTTTCGCCGCATTAATGGCTTCCTTAGATGTCGCTCCGAACTTTTCAGCTAATGCAGCTACTTCAGCCTGCGCTTTTCTTAATTCAGATTTTAAGCTACCAACGGATTCCGCTTTAACTTCTAACTCTATTACTTTCTTTTCAGCCATTACTTATAGTCTTTTTCTTTTAACTTACGTTTGCTTTGTTTGTATGCTTCACGAATAGAAATAGGTATTTTATGTCTACCTTTTGCTATGTCTATGAAGTCCGATTTTCCGTAGAAATCATCAATCTTTAGTAAGTCTAATATGTTCTTTATCATGCTTCTTGTGTTAAAATCAAAGTATCTGCTTCTGTGCTTCCGTCTGTGTACTCGTAAGTAACGCCTATTTCATAAACAACCGTGTTGTACTCTTCAGATCGTAAATACATAGGGTTATTTTCCGTAACAAAATCATCCGAGTTTTCGGCAATTAGAGTATAATGCTCCGTTAAGGTCGGCATTGTAAACGTAACATCTTCGTCTGTCGTTATGTTTATATTACTTGCCGTTACTCCAGTAGCACCCATATCTAAAGAAATCTTTAGCATTCCGTTACCTAATGTAAATGGCATTAAAACACTACCTATTCCTTTGCCTATTGTTGGCATTTTAAGCGCACGTAAACGTCTGAAATCATAAAGTAGCACTAAGTCTACATCACCTGTATTTACGTTCGTCTTTACCTCGTTTATGATATAGCGTTTATCACGAATAACCAAACGATCATTCATCTTTAAACTGGTCAGTACAGGTGTAGGAAATAACCCTTTACAGTATGTTAGCCTTTGCTTTTTATTGTATAGGTTGGCTAAATAATTGTAGTAATATGTGATAAATACATTGTTCTGAATAGGCTCTAAATGGAAAGAACTATTATCCCACCCAAAATTCAATGTATAGTTAGAAGAGTTGTAAACTAAATCTTGACCAAACGGCATATAAGTAGTTATATGATTAGTCGTACTTCCATTGTTAAAGTAGAAACTACAAGACTTCTGCTCATTCATATACAAAAGAACTGGAGCAGGTATTACAGGCTCAAAAATTTTATTTAACGAATAAGCTACTTGTAAATCAGTATTGGTGAATTTAGTGTGTAATAGATTCTCAAAAGATAGGTCTATTGTATACTCTGTTCCATCGTACTCATACACTTGGTCTAAGTCTCCATATTCTCTGAAGTTATTATCTCCAAATTCTCTATTTAAAAACGTTTCGCTTTTTTGGTGTTTGAAACTTATCTTCTTAAATAACGGAACACGCTGAATATCTATACTTTCTACGTCTATATGTTTAGTTACATTGATTATCCTTCCTTGTGAATACCAATCTTCTAATGGGTCAATCTTGAAAGTTGTAGGATTAACACCTACACAGGTAAGGTTGAATTGCTTTAATACTCCTGAAACAAAGTCGCTTATTTTCATGTCAGGCATATTACCTGCTAAATCTATATTTTTAACGAATACGTTGTCAGCTATATTTACTACTTTAAAATCATAAAACGCTCCTGAACTATCCGTCTCTGACCCGTTTATTAACAATGTTAATTCACAATAATATTGAACGGTTACATCCTCTGTAGTCCTTCCTTTAAAAGTATAAATCTTGTCCGTGCTATTATCATAAGGAACTATAATATTAAATTCAGCAGCATCTCCAAAACCAGCTTCAATAGTGGATATTAAGTTGTCATTTTCATAAATATCTAAATAGGTAATGTTAGTTGCTATATTAGTTCCTAAATATGCATATGCATTAACATACATTTTAATAGCTGTATCTACACCTGATAAACTTAAAACTCCTAATGGATTTGTAGGATCAAATACAATATCTATTGAATCATTAGCAACATTTACAAACCCACCTACACCAGTTGTATCAGGATAAACACTCGTAATATCCAAAGGCTTTCTGTCACTATAGAAATCAAATACATCTTTATTCTTTAACCACAGATAGCAGTTAGTAAAACGCTTGTCGTTCAAAAACAAACCTTGAAAATCTATTCCGTATTTTGTCTCTATAGCTTCAAATACTTTGCTTATTCTTACCGCAGGAAACAACTCGTAGTAATGCATATGGTGGCTATTCTGGCTTATGTCTTGCGCTCCACCACCGCCATACTGCCAAAGTCTATCTGAACTAATCAAAGGATAACGCACATCGTAACTTGAAGAACTCGTTATCCGTGTTTGCACCTCTGCGCCTGTGTATAGATGTGAATAAGGAGACATATCTAAAGTGTTCAACTTATCCTCTCCAAAGTAATCTTGAAGCGTTCTAATATCTCCGTAGAAC